CTGCGGTGGCAGTCGCCGCTCCCGTTCCGCCCGACCCCACTGGAACAGGATTCGTGAAAACAGTCGTCCCGGCCGTGAGGGTTCCCAGTACGGTCGTGTTCTGGAAAGTTGGCGACGGATAGGTCTGCGCGAACGCCACCAGCGGCGCGAACAGCGCTGCAAGGAGAATTTTCTTCATGGGGCAGCCAATAAAAAAGCCGCCCGAAGGCAGCTGAAATATGAAATGGGGGAACTCAGGAAATCGACACGACGCCGCCGTTAAGCCAAGGAAGGCCGGGCGATGATGGTTTTTCTGTGGGAAGGCTTGCTACCCACGCATTCATATTGATGATCGAGGACAGCTCGGAGAGTGGCATCGTGCATTCGGCGAGTTGGCCGCCTTGCACTTGCCAGATCGTCACTAACTCGGCACCCGTCAGTGGTTGAGGAAGTCCACAGATTCGCATTACACAACCTCCTCAACTGAACTCGTCGACGATAAGTTCGCCGTGAAACCCTGCCCCCCCGGGGACGGCAGAGCCGTTAGCAGCCGTTGAAGCGCCGCCGCCGCCCGCGCCGGGTCCAGTGGCCGCGAATCCCGCGCTGCCGTTGGAATACGAAGCGGCGCCCCCATAAATTGCTGTCGCGCCTTGGCCGCCCTGCATTGACGTGAGGCCAAATACGATGCCGGGACACCCAGGATTTCCCGGGCTAGCTATGACGGTTCCGCTAATCGGTGTAACCGTCCCAGCTGTGCCTCCTTGAGCGGCATTGACGGGGAAGGAAGACCAGGCGGGACCACCACCACCGCCACCACCTCCGCCAGCGCTGGCGATTAAACCGAACGACGTCGTGCCGCCGTTTCCGCCGGCGTTATTTCCCGCGGCGCCCGCTGTTCCCGCAGCGCCAATCGTGACCGTCTGGGCGCCAGGGTTCGTGATCAAAATTTCGTGATAGGCACCACCACCGCCACCACCGCCCGCGCTGGCTTGCGCGCTCGTGCAAGCAGAAGACCCACCGCCTCCGCCGCTTCCGCCAAGCATGCGAACGCGGATAGTTGTGGTCTTGGAATTCGGCGTCCATGTACCGGATGCGGAGAATGTCGTCGAGGTGATCAGCCTGCCAGGTACTACACCCGCATTGGTGAGTTGACCCAGTTGCACCGCATGTTGCGACGAGGTAGCCGGCGGAATTTGCTGCGCGCCACCCGAGCATCCCAGCAGCACAGCGATGGGATTACCTCCATTGACCCCCGTAATGGTCTGCTTCATGAGGAACGCGGTACCGCCGGCGATCATCTCGCCACCTTGGAGCGGCTGCAGGGCCGAGCCATAGATCGGGATCGCGGTGAGGCCATCGGGTGCGTACGTCGATGCGCCCGTATTCGTATGAGCGACGACGAGCTGCTGCATCACGCCGTTCACCCACGTCGCATTCGCTCCGCTAACGAGCGGCGGATTGTTTGCCGCTGCATACGCATTTGCGGCTCCGCTATCAGTCAGCGTTGCCTGCGATTGCACCAATCGCTTGATTGCGAGAAGGACTTGGTTGTAGGTCGTCTTACTCAGCGTCTGCCCGCTCGCGGCAACTACATTCACGAGCTCCATCATGATCATGTTCATGAAATCGGCATCGACTACCGTTGCTGGCTGCCCACCAACAGGATTACCGTTCGTGAAGAAGCCTTGCGTGCCCGCGCTCGAAGGCGCCGGAAGCGACGAAACGGCCGTTGCCTGATCGATTTGGAACATTCGTGCCCCGAAATGAAAAAGCCCGGCAAGCCGGGCGTAAATAAGAAAAAGCGGATCAGGAGATCCGATATGCAGCTACGTCAAGACCGTGCCAACGTTCCGTTGTCGTTCCAAAAGGCCCCGGCCTGAGCTGGAAGTGTGGTCGGCAACGAAGCGAACCAAGTCGCGAACATCTGCCCGAATTGCTGCGAAACTTCGGACAGGCTGTCCGCGAAAGCTTGGTTGAGTTGAGCCGCAGTTAGGACTTGCCCGTCAACAAAATTCGCCATTTTTTAGGCCTAACGGAAAGGCAGGAGATGAATCAATCCGAGGCAATCTCACAGCAACGAAGACTGGCCCAGAGTGAAATCGACGCCCAATAGGCCCGATTGGCCGTAGGCGAAAATCAAGATCGTGTGTGCTGGCTTAATTGCGTTCAGCTCACACTCGAGAACAGCATTTCCCCACACAGCAAGTGGTTGGCCGACTGCCGAATGACCGGCAGTGAAGTAGGTGACCGTCTCCACAGGCGCATTGATCCGCCACGCGTACGCCCATTCTTCGTTGGCTACGGAATCGCCGACGCGAGACTGCCCGACTCGAAACGGGACAAACTGCGTTACCGTGACCTCGTATCCGAGCGTCGCTGCATAGTTGATGAAATACGCAATCGACTGCCCACCGCTATTCGCCAGGCGAGCCCTTACTTGTGCCTGGCGTTGCTGCAATGTCGGCGATTCACCCGCGCACGGATCCGGCAACCCGAGCGTCGCCTCCCATTCAGGCAACAACTCGGTCGCCGTCGCAGGAAATGCATCGGTCAGTAGGTACGCCGCACGGTTGTAATTGCGCTCATATGAGGGCGCAAGGCCCGCGAACGCCTTCGTCTGAATTGCATCTTGATCGCGCGGCCAAACTCGGCCCCGAGGCAGCAACGCCTGAAACGCCCGCAGGAAATCCGCCGCTGTCAGTGTTGGAGCAGCCAAATTAACCTCAAGGGAAGCTGACAGTTCCGCGGATCGGCAGATAGCCGATCGCGCTCGTGATATTTCCGGTCGGTGAAGTGATCACAAATCCATCCGTGCCGGCGATCGCTGCGATGGCCGATTCGATCTCACCGAGGTTGACAGTCGCACCGGTTGGATCGCCTTCACGCAGCAAGACGTCATCGATCGCCGCGCTGATCGATGCCTTCGTCTCCGCCGATGCCGAAGTCAAGCCGGTAATCGTGAAAGGCACGATGTTCTTGAGCGGCGCGCAAACCCATACGAGGGCGGTCGCAGGCTGTGGCGTCACGATCGCGTCCGCAACGGTCAATTGGTTGCCTGTCGCCACGGTTCCGCGCGGAAGACCATTCGGCCCTTCGTCATGCTGCGAGACGCCGTCGGTACCGACTGGGAACCCGCCGTTTCCGGCTTCTGCATTGTCCAGCATTACGTAGACGACGACGGTTCCGGCGCCGAAGCCATTCGGTCGACACCACGCTCGTGTGACGCCCGCAACGGCGAGAGCCCAAGTAACGTAATCGTCTTTGTCGCCGCCCTGTACCGGCTTCTGATAGGCGCCTATGACGCGTGCGCTAAAGGCGTCTTGCTCCTCGACGTCGGCGCCCCCGGTGAATGCCGTCGCCGCGCTTCCAGTCGATTGGATGCCCGGAACGGCAGTGCCGAGCGACAGCACGGTATTTGCATCGCAATTGCCGGCTGCGCCGGCGGCAGTATCAGTGCATGCAACGATCACATTGCCGGTGCCATCCACAGTCGCATCGACGTTCGTCTGATATGTACGGCCATCACCACGCACGACGGGCGTCAACGCGGGCAGCAGCGTGCCGACCGATCCCTGAAAAATTGCTGTCCCGCCAGCCTTCGTCACACCCTTGATATAGACGTTTTTCAGCGCACCCCATCCTGCCAGATACTCGTCAGTAGCGGTCCATGGAACAGCCTGCTTCGCGATCCAGTCCAGATAGCCGTAATGCAGATACGCAAGCCCCGCCTGCACGATCGTGACGATCCGCACGACGCTGTAGCGCAGCAACGCGCTCACGCCTTTCAGGTTCGCCTGCACGTCAGCCGCGACCTGCGCTTTAAGGTCGGAGAGAGAAGGTCTTGCGAATGGCATTTATTGAGTCCCACCCCATACCCATGTGAACGCAGACGCAACACTCGTCCCGTCCTGTTGATACGCTACGACCTTCGCGCCAAGGAACGAAGTGCGCACCCATTGCACGCTGATGTCGAAGCGCGCGACGACCTTGTCGTCAATGAGCCATTGCAACGCCTCGGCGATATAGTCATAGGCCCTCTGCAGTGTCTCAGTCGTCTGTTTGGCCCGCTGAAGCAGCCATAGGCGGCAACCGATCTGCGTCGTCTCTCCTTCGTCTCCCCACCAGCCGCGCGGATCGTTTGAGCCGTCCGGAATTACGTCGTCTGGAGCCGCCATCCGATCGGTGAAGAGGCTGACGAGAATGGCCGTCTGCAAGTCGTTTCCCGTCGTGAGATCCGGAGGCGAAATCGACCAATCTCCTCGCGAGTACGCTGCATCCCATGTGATTGCGATGTCCGTCGTCATTCGGTTTCACTCGGTGCGCTCGTCGCAGTGCCGGGGCCGCCGAGTTGGACGTTCGGAACCGGGTGCGTGTGCGTGTTGTAGATGGAACGCATTTGCGCCATCGTGTGTGGATTCGTCGCTGCGTTGTCGATGATGTCGCCGGTCACCTCCAGTAGCGGCGTCACCATACGAACTTTCGTCGCTGCATTAATCGTCACGGTCGACGCATTGTTGACCGTGACCGCCTGTCCTTTTGCATCGACGACTATTCCGCCGCTCGCCGTTAGATACACAGACTTCCCGTCCTGGCTGTAGAGCATCGTTTCGCCCGACTTCAGATTCTTCGGGCGGCTCGCCTGATGGTTCGTCGCGATCACCGCGGCGTTGTTACGGCCGCCGCCGAAATTCACCATCACAACGTCAGACTCATCCGGCGGAGCACTCGCCAGGCCGAATTCGGCGATACGCGGCAAGTTGTCGATCGTCTCCCGGGCATTCACTTGCACCTGGACCTTCTGTGCGCCGCCGGCGTCATTCAGAGTCTTGATGCGCCCCCAGCCAATGACCGCGTTGACGAATCGCGCTATGCGGTTCGTCAGTCCGTTTCCGTGCTGGATCATTGGGGAATCGTGCTTCCGTCGACAAACATCGGTTGCAGAGCCGTCGGCTCCGGCAGATATGCTTCTTTGCGCATTGCTGTGATCGTCGCAGTCGTGCCAGTTTGAGCGTTACGCTGGTACGTGACCTCGCCGATAAGCCAAATCACCGGGCCAGTGCCGGAGTCATCGGCTAGCTTTAGCTGGGGCAGAAGGATCGGCGCGAGCGTATTGGGCGCCCATAGGGCACCCGAGGAATCACGCCAAGTGTCGGTCGTCAGCGTCACGACCGCGGAGCGGCCGTTGCGCCTGTTCATCTCCCACGCCGCGCGCTGCTTCGCAAGATCCTGAAACCCCTGCACCGCCTCGGCGATGATCACGCGCTCTCGCACGCGCCTCACCCCCGCGTCGAGCACTTCCGCGATGATGTTGCCGGCGACGCCTGTGTCCGAATACATCTGGACGGATTGCGTGAAGGCCGTATATTTCGAATAGCGCTGATCGGCCGAATACTGAACAGTTGCTGCCTGCACGTTCACGCCTTGCTGAAACCCGCTCGCGGCCTGCACATCGCTCGCCTGCGCAAGCTTTAGGCTCCCGTCAGGCATGTCGTACACCAGCAGCGAGCTGTACCGGCTGATCCGTTCGATGATTTCGTAGCAGGACTCGCCAAGGAATAGATTGAACTGAGGGATCGAACGCAGGCCATCTACATCGCACGTCACCGTGATTCCGTAATGAGCCGCCAGCTTCGATGCCACGTCGAAGGCTGACGTACCGCTAATCTGGCCGTTAGGCCAAAATGCCGCGCAGTCGACAAGATCCTGACATTTGCCTCGTCCCGCTACGCGAATCGTGTGACCGTGCGCGTCCATCGAGGGCACGTAACGATCGACGTACCCCGTCAGAACCAAGTCCGCCCCGATCATCAACTGGCATTCGTCACCTGGCTGCACAACCACTCTTTCGAGCTGTCCCGGAAACAATTCTGTCAAGCCAATCTCGAAATCGCTCGGCAGACGCTCGATTCCTCGAGTGATACGGACGTCAGTCCACCCCGAGATCAGCTGATTGCCGATACTCAGATATAGATCATCGTCCACGAGTCAGGGCGCCAGCGCTTGAAATGAGACCGGAAAAAATGCCGGATGTACGGGGTTAGCTTGTCGAACGAGCTCGTCCGCACGCGTAGCGTCACGATATATGCGTGTCGCCAGCGCCAACGCCGGCAGGGACGCAGCGAACTCGAAGGTCGTCACAGGACTAATGCCTGCACTCCGCGCGCTCAGGTCAGCAATCACCGCCTGACGAAGCGTCCGCAGCGCGGCATAGCTCGAATCGTCACCAGAGTCCCCCGCAACGTCGATTTCATTGTCGATGAGCGCGGTAATCTGCGCCGACACAGCGAGTGCATCCTGCTGCGATGACGGCTGATACTGCGCGGACGCCGACGCCAGCGACGCCAGCACAGTGCGCCGGAACAGCGCGCCGCACGCCGACTGCATATCCGCAATGCCAACGCCGATTTGCGACTGCGTAGTGATGCTGGAAATCGAATATGTCGCCATCCCAGAAAGGATGCGAACTGCATCGGAAGGGTCAACTGCCGACGCAGCGACAGATTGCACGAAAGACTGCACCGCGGTGCCGAAAGCTGACGTCGCACTGACCGCCGCCGCAGCCGTTTGCATCGACGCGCCAGCGTCTTCGACACTTTGGCGAGCGGCAGCGTCATTCGCTATCAGCGTCGAAACGGTCGTACCAGCGGGCGCTTTCTGATTCGAGCCCAGGTAGCCATTATTTCCGCCACCAAACAGTCTCCCGAAATTGCCCGACAACGTCGACACTGCGCCTAGGAAGCGCCGCACGTCATGGATCGCAACAACGCCTAGCTGGTAGAAACCGACGGCCGCCGATACGGCAGCACGCACGATCGCGGCGCCCTTCTGAATGGCCGACGCTGTGCTCTTCGCAAAGTCGATCACGGATCCCGACAGCAAGCCGGAAGCCGCGCGATCGACTGCGCTCCCAGTCGACGTGTTGGCTTGCGGATAAATCCGCATGCCACTCTGAATGAACGAGAAAATCACCTCGACCACGCGGCCGAGATCTTTCCGCTCGTGGAAATCGACGTTCAAGCAATTGACGTTCTCAATCGTGCCAAATGTCGGATGCACTAGCGTCTGCGGCCCCCCCGACTCGCAAACCTTGAACAGGTTATCGCGCTGGGTCAAAACGTTGCCGCCGCCATAGATGAGGCTGTCTTCAACCAGAAAGCCAACCATACTGAATTGGCGCGGCAGCTTCCCGAGATCCTCCACCCAGACTTCGTCGCGGAAGGGATAGTCATGCACCGCGTTGCGGCGCCCGCCAGTCGTGCGCAACGCCTCGACCGCGAACGGGACGCCCCCATACGATGCCCGGCGCATCAGGTTCTGCCAATTTCCCGAGAGCAGATTCGAGACGCCGTTGACGACAGAGGACGTGCCAGCCAGCAAGGAGCTTGCGGACGACGCAATACCTCCGATGCTGCCCGCCACGACGACCGCATCGCTTGCTGTGCTCATACGCTAGGACCCAAAAGCAGTGAATGGCCGATCTGACCAGTCGCCAATACTTCACCATTCGAATGCACGCTCGCGCGTGCGCCATGCGGGGCGTTCGGCATATGAATCGTCACTTCGAGCTTGCCGTTCAGCGGCGCCCCCGTCTGTCGGCTTGAATCGATCGCTGCTGCAGCTGCACCGCGTCGCGCGGCTTCACCGTCCGCGTCCGCCGGGCGCTCATACAGCCTCGAAACCACGGCACCGGCCTGAGCAGCGGTTGTCGTCCCCAGTAGCGCACGGCCGGCGGCCTGCTCATTCCCTTGCCTCAACTCGTAATTCACGAACTGAAGTTGCTGATCGAGCGTCGATTTTCGGATGTCGATGCCGAAAAGCTTCTTGAAAGCCGCCTGTCGATCGCTATGCCACTGAGCGATGCCATACGCGGCCCCACCGTCGCCTACGGCGCCAGGGTCGAACATACTTTCCGTCCACAGATTCGACGCAATGCCCGCCGCTTGCTGCGGCGACCACCCCATCTTGACGAGCGAAGCTACCGCCGCCGCTGTCTTCGGATCTTTAGCGGCGCCCGCGCTCCGGCGTTGCCCCACTGGGTCGCCGTCCCACGTGTTCGAACGGCGCGCGGCGAGGTACTCGTCTTCTCCCGTATTGAGGCCCTTGCTATACATCAGCCCCAGTGCGCCCGCAACGATTGGGTTCGCAGCCAACGGCGCCAACATCCCCGTCAGCGTGCCCACTTTGCCGATGAGAGTCGCAATGCCAGCGATCGGCCCAGCGAATGTGATCGCCGCGAGCCCCAGCGCAATCCCTTTGACGCCGCCGAGCGCCGAACCGAGATCTGCAACTGACTTTGCCGTCTTGTTCCAGTCGATGTTGTCGATCCATGCGGCAATCTTTGGCCCGTACCGGTCGGCCAGCTGCGCAAACTCGTCAACCATCCGGCCAACAGCCGGCGCCAACGATGACCCAATCGAGTTCTTCAGCTTGTCAACGGATGCATCGAGCGCAATCATCGACTCGTTAAAATGCTCGCCCTGGGCGATCTGCTCTGGTGACATCGTGGCGTGCAGCTTTTCGAATTTCGACAAGAATTGATCCAGCGTTCCGCGGCGAATCATTGCCTGGATGCCGCCTAGGCCGAAGATGTCGAGGAAAGTCTTCTGCGCCTGTGCGTTAGTGATCTTTCTTGCAGCCGATGCAACATCGTTGATGCCTCGCACCACGTCGATCGTTCCGTCCTTCAGTCGATGGATGCCGATTCCTTTGTCCGACAGGACGCCGGCAGCGAAATTGTTCCGGCCGGCTGATGCATCCTCGAAGGCGGCGCCCAACGACTGCATGCTGCTCGTCATGGAATCGGCAGACAGGCCGGCGACGCGCGCGGCCCCGCGATAGCGCTGCAAATCGTTCGTCGATACGCCGATAACGCTAGACGTATTGGCGATCTCGGTCGCCACTTTCCCCCAACTGGTAGCAAACGCGGCGATTCCCGCGATGCTCCCGACGCCGACGATTGCGGCCAGGGGCGGCGCAATTGACGCCATGCTGCTCGCGACGCTCTTTGCCGTACGCCCGACCGATTCGAATTTCTTGCCGAGCTGATCGAGACCGGTCTCTTTGTTGAATGCAGCCACCGACGACTTCACGTCGGTGATCGGCCTGGTGATCTTCGCGATCGACTCGTTGACCCGCTTCGCGACCGCGGTGGCTTTATCCACCGCGCTAATCGTCAATGTGAAGCCCGGCGCCGCCATTAGGTGATCCCCGTCTCGCGCATTCGCTTCGCCTCTACGTAGTAAAAGAGGAAGCGACTTAGCCGGAGACGCCAAGCGTCATCAGGCCCCCAGTGATAGAACTTCGTGACCTCAGCGACTATGCTTCGCCAGTCGTCGGGCCATCCGAGGAAAAACCCTGCAGGTATTCCACCGCCTCCTCATAGTCACGCTTGCCCATATTGCGGACCGCTTGAAGCGGGATCGACGCGACGAATGAAATCAGCGCCGCATTCGTCGCATAGTGCGTATCACCAGCCTTTAGGCATCGGTCGAGCTCGTCGACGGTAGGTTCGCGCAATTCCAGCGCGCTGTAGACCATCGAGTCTCCCTTGATCTGCACGGGCTTGCGCAGCGTCAAGGTGAGGGTTTCCGGGTGGATTTTTGTTTCGCTCATGCTCAGCTCGTAGTGGTTTCAGTGACTTCCGGGCCTTCGAATTTGGCGTCGAAGACCCCGTCTTCCGAATCAACTTCTTGATCCTCGACCGACCACATGTTCCGGCCGATCACCGTTTTTCCGTTTGCCAGTGAGGCAACGACCGTCACGTTCGTCATGTCGTTGATGTCGGCCACAGTCAGTCCACCCCAGTCACGCATTTGCATGGCAATCGATGGCGCGCGCCACTTTTCCTTGTATCCATGCACACCGTCCATGCCGGTCAGCGACTCGCGTGTCTTTTTGCCGGGGCTGTACTTGAAATTGGCCGAAACGAGATAGGTCTTCCCATCAACCGTGACGGACGCGGTGCCGGCGAGCAGATTGGCCATCGTTTGGCCCTCCTGAATTAAAAATGGCGCCCTAAGGCGCCATCAGATGGTCGAAACGAGGCTTACGCCGGGGCTACCTCATTGCTGAACTGCATCAGCAGCGCAAAGATGCGCAATTGATCGATGAGGACGGCGGGATACAGGACGTCGACCCGGCTAGGGTTCGACGCGTTTTGCTCCACAACGAGCCCTTGCGCAAACTGCGCGCTTCCTTGAACGTAACCAGCCTCCTCGAGCGCCTGGTATTGGGCGATGAGATCGGCACGAATCGTGTTTGGCGTCACGACGTTGTTTCCGGCCGTAAGGCGAGTCCCGTTCGCCGCCAGCTTGACGCGGGAATATTTGGTCGTAACAACCGACTTCAATTGACGCAGCACGAAAGCGAGCGTGTTCATCGTCTCGACTTCGAGGTAGCTGTCATCGGCCTGCCCGAAACTGTTCTTCTGGTACGTCGTGATGAGGTTCTCGATCGCGACCGTGCCATCGTCAGCGACGGTGAAGGTGCTGATACCCGTATAAAGCAGCGTATTGCGATCGGTGAGCGCGAACTGCGACTGCTTGGGCGGGGCCAGCACCGTCGCAAGTGAGACCGTCTGCAGCGGCTGCGCAGGATCGGCTCGGCACGAGACCGCGACAGCAGCTGCGAGATCCGCCGCCCAGATCCAGTTTGGCGACGGCGAATCGTTGAAGCCCATGATCGTCATGTGCTCGTCGTTTCGAGCGGCACCGAGCGTTTGGCAGCTCGCAAGCGTGCCACGATACGCGCCATACGCGTGACCGTAATCTTGCTGCGACCAGCTCCATCGTCCCGTGGCAGTGCTCAAGAACGACTTCATCGCGTCAAGCGACGTCGAATCTGTGTAGGGGAACGCAATGAAGTCGTAAGTCGTGTCGCCAAGCGCCGCCAGCGCGGTCGCGAGCGCGGGGTTCGTCGCGCCGCCCGTCATCGCCACGATAGAGACCGTCATTCCAGTTGGGGTCGATTCGCCCCCTGCAGCACCGCGGTAATTGATGCGCAAGTCGATGTCATTCCCGGCCTGCCCTTTATTCTTCGCCATGAAATTGACCTTGCTGGTCGTCGTCCCGTCGACCGCTGCGGTCACCGGAAGATCCGTTGCAGCATTCACGGCGGCCGCAAGCGCGGTCGCCAGCTGCGCGGGCGTCTGCGAGGCCGACACGGCCATCGGCAGACGTTGCCCAGCGATGTATAGCGCAAGCGTGCCGGCCGACGTCGCCTGAGCCGTAAAGTTCAACGAACCGGCCGCAGCAACCGCCGCGGCATCATCGGCCAGCGGCAAGTACCACACCTCGCCGAAGGGGTCGCGCGCGCGGTACGCAGCGGTCATAAGCGCGAGCATTGAGCCCTGACCGCCGACGGTCTTTGCGTCACTGACGCCCTGGCAGATCTGCGGCACACCAGGCGCACCCGTCCCGCTCGCGGTAATCTGACCGACAATCAGCGCCCGCTGCGTTTGCTGCCCCGTGTTCGCGTTGCGTGGATCGATGTCCGCATAGAAGAGCGGAACGCGCACATTCTGGGGAATGTTCGGGAAGGAAATCGTCACGCCGAGGCTCCTTTCGAGGTCGACGCCTTCGGTGCAGCGTCAGGTTTCACAATCCGCGCATCTCCGTCTTTGATCCGGCGATGCCAGTACAGGTCGAAGTCATCTACCGTGATGCCCTCGGGCGGAATGAATGTCTTTGTGATCGGGTCGAGCACGTTCGGCCCGCCCGGAACAGGTTGGACGACCATGCGTCGCTCCTTATTGGAAATTGAGGGTGAGTCCGGGCTCGGTTGTGCCATTCGGCTCTTGAACCGTCACATCCATGCCCTGCAGCGCTGTCAGTGCGATCGGGAAGAAGTCATCCGCCGTCTGGAAGAACTCGACCTCGACCGTCATTAGCAACTCAGCCACTGGCATCGAACCTTCCGAGCTCGTCGAAAGCTCCGATTCGATGCTTGAGAACTGCTGAATCCGCTGACTCCCGTCAGGCAATACCCAAATTGCCGGGTTGTTAATCAGCTGCGTTTCGATTTGCGCCTTGAGCGTCTCAAGCTCCGCTAGCGCTACTGCAGAGCCCGCATCACCAACGAGCGCGGCCGAGCGCGTGCGCGCGATGATTTCCAGCGTGGCTGTAACGTTGAATTGCGGGACGTTGCGCCCCATCGACTCCTTGCGCTCTCGGCGCGCATGCACGAGAACCGCCGGATAAGCATCTCCGGCTGTAGGCCAGTCGAATGGAGAAAAGACTGCTTGTCCCGCGTTCGTCGTGCCCTTAAGTGCCTGGACGAACAGCGTCCGCAGCTCTGCAATCGTCGTCACGGCGAACTCACCTTGTTCAGCATCAGCTTCGCCCCTCCCCGCCCGTCAACGCGCACCTCACGAACGACGAACGTTGAATTGACGCTCGGCACCGAGATCTGATCGTTTTGCACAGGCATGGAGGGGAACTGAGACAGACGGACGCCGAGGACAGCCGCCACTTCCGTCACTCCCGACGACGCATCCTCAAACATCACTTCCTTGAGATATGCGTTGTCGAAGACGCCAGTAATCGCGAGCGATCCGCCGGCGAGCGGAAGATAGATAACGGGCTCACCGAAAACGCCCATCAGCGGCCCGAGGACCTCGGCATCCCAATCGATAGGCATTACGCCTCCGCTCGGCCGCTCGCAAGCACCTCAGGACGCGTGCATAGATACAGCGGGTAGGCATACGCCTCCATCTTCCACCACATGCGTCGATCGCGATCAATGATCGGCAACACGTAAACCGGGGCGCCCGGCTGGTTGATGAACTCAGCAGATTCGCCGGGCGCCATCACCTCTTGGAAAATTCCGGGGGCGTTGACCGGGAAGAATTTGACCTTGTCGTCAGGGATCTTGACCGACGTGTTGTCATCCGACCCACGATAGTTGACCCACGTGATGCCGTCGAAATCGAACGACGCGAACGCATCGCCGAACGAGTCGTCACGAATGTCGCGTGCGCCTTCCCAGTTCAAGAACGTGCGAATCACGTCCGGGTGATTGGAGAACTGATCGTAGAAGGTATCGCCGCACAGGGCCACAATGCGCGTCTGGTTCGTGAACGCGCCCTGCGCCTTGCGAGCCATATAGCGCTTGATGCCGTTGATGATCGGTCGCAGGCTATTGGCCGTTCCTGCTGAGAGGTTGAACGGCGTTTCGGTAGCCTGCGCGATCTGGAACTCGTCGAACCAGTTGTACAGGACACTGCCGTCCTTGGGATCCAGAACGAGGCCCTGCACCGCAGCGAGCCGCAGATACTCCTTCGTATATTCGACGCTCGCAAGCAGGCCCGTCGGGCCGGCTAGACGGCGCGCCACTTCACGCTCCAGCTGCATCGGCACCGTGATGATCTGCCCCGTCGGCCCTTCAGGAAACTCGCGGATGTTTTGGATTTCGTACGTATAGATCGTGTCGTCATGCATCAGGCGCGGCACGTCGAAGTAGCGCATCTTGCGCTTCTCAGTCGTGCGTTGCGTGCCTTCCGTGCCGCGCTCGCTGAAACCGATCAGCTTCAGCGTCCCGGTACGTTCTTCCACCGACACGGCGGTCGTTCGAATAGGGTTCGGGTCGAAGATATTCAGGCGCCCCAGCGCACCCGGTTGGTAGGGGTTACGTTGCACGCCCTGCGTGAGCGTCAGCGCGCTGAATGCGTCGCTGTTAAAAATATCAATGATTTCGCCAGCCATGGCTTATTCCTTAAAAAAGAAAAGCCGCCTTGCCGGCGGCCTCAATGCATTCACGAAAAGCCGCGCGCAGGCGGCATCTGCTTCGGTGGCGATTAGCGCGGAATAATCATCAGCGCTTTGAGCTGTGCGAGCGCGGCAGTGATAGCTGCGGCGCTCATGCCTGTCGGCCACACCAGCTCGGACGCATTGACCTCTGCGAGACGAGCTACAACGGCACATGGCTTGTCCGCGCTCGTAACATCCTTGGTCGCGAAAAGAATCCCACTCGGAACCTGAGAGCCGTCGACGTTTGCAGGATCGAACGGTTTGTATTTGCTAGACCCTGCCGCGACCGTGATCGCAAAGCTATCGCCCGGGACAAAGGCCGTGCCGCCCGCGGTGATCGTGAATGCAAGGCCACCGGCCTTGAAGGCAACGCCGGTTGTGCCGTGACCAATTTCGGCACCTGTCGGGTCGTTGACGACGAAGTGCGTCGCATCGTCGAATTCGACCGTATATACGCCGGCACTCGCGGCATAGCCCTGAACACTCAGCGAACCGATCGTTCCGTTCCCGGTATTGGTACCCGCCGCCGATGCGATCGACGGATTACCCGGCGTCGCTGTGGTCGTAAGAGTGAACGAGTCGCCGGCAGCGAAGGGCGTGCCCCCAGCCGTGACCGTGAAGCCGATGCCAAGCCCGCTAAACGCACTGCCGACAGTACCCGTTGCCGTTTGGCCGTCTGGTGCCGTGACAGTGAATGCTGACGAACTCGAAAGCGCTACGTTGTATGCGCCAATCATCGTCGCGGGAGCAACCTGAGCAGTGATCGCACCGAACGTGCCATTCCCCGTGTTTGTGCCCAAGGCGGCTGCAGCAGCAGTAAGCGCGGACAGGACGGTGCCTAGCACTGTGCCTGCCAACACCTTGACACCACCGGTCAGCGTTCCCTGCTCAATCGATTGATGGCCCGGCGCCTGGGAGACGAGAAATCCACCGTTGTGCCAAGTTTCAACAAACGGCGCGTAAGTCGGGTTACCCATAGTTCATTTCCTTTGGAGCAGAAGGTTGATTAGCGGCGGACCGGATTTGCAGCCTTGAGGTTCTCGTCCCAGCGTGCTGCCAGAGCCTGCTGACGAGTCGGTTTGGCGCCGCCGTCTGCGCCAAGGTTGGGATTGCGGGCAGCGCGATTCGACTGCGCTGCCGACGCTGGAGCCGGCGTACCCTCGAGCGTTGCGATCGCCTCAGCACGCGTCATGCGAGTTTTGAACGCGAGATTCGCTGCCAGCATAGGATTGCGTGCAGCCGCTTTCGACGCGAAGATCGCCGCGCAACGCGCTTGCTCACGCAGGCGTGCGCGAGCGACTGCGCTCTTACCGCGCATTTCCTCGTCATCGTCCTCCGCGTCCGGATCGGTGTCGTCGTTTTCTTCGCTGCGGGCGCGCGCGTCTTCTTCCTTCTTGCGCTCTTCCTCAGCCTTTCGCGCCTCCTCGTCTTTGCGATCTTCTTCGGCCTTGCGCGCTTTCTCTTCTTCCTCGTCCAACTCTTCCATGCGCTTTGCATAGTCGTCGTCGGACTCGCCGTCGCGCTGCTTGCGCTCGTCATCTTCGCTTTCTGCGCGCGCCGCGCGCGATGTCAGGCTGGCGAGATGGGCGAACGAGAGCCCGCGCGCCGCGAGGGTGCGAATACTCATATGTGAACCTCTTGGGGTTGGGATATGTCAGCCCAGCTCTGCGAGCAGGGAGCGAAACGCTTCATCCGGTGCCATTACGGCATCCGCGAAGCCGATCTCGACGCCTTCGACGCCGAGGAACGTGGTCGCCTGGGTGCCGCGCACTGCGGCAACAGACAGCTTTCGATTGCGGGCAACGGTCTTGACGAAGAGCTCGCCCATCGCGTTGACGTCCGCCTGATAGCGAGCCAGCGCCTCGTCAGAGAGCGGATTGAATTCGTTCCCGTCCGCCTTGCGCGCGCCATAGTGGATCATCGTGACCGTGATCCCATCCTTAGCAAGAGCCTTCGAGAAGTCCACATGAGCGCAGATAACGCCTACCGATCCTGTACCACCGGTCCGCGGCACCGTGATCTTGTCGGCCGCGCTCGCTATCGCGTACGCCGCCGAATATGCGCTCTCAGACAAAACCGCCCAGATGGGCTTTCGACCGCGCGCGCTGTAAATGGCGTCGACTAAGTCGAAGCAGCCGGCCACCTCGCCGCCACCACTGTCGATGTCGAGCATGATCCCGCGCACCGCCGGGTCCTCCAGCGCCATGCTGAGGTTTGCCCGGATGCCGTCGTAGCCCGTCATCCCGCAGGTAGGGCGCATATACCCCGACTTCTGAACCAAGGTGCCCGAGACCGGAATGACTGCAACACCCTGCACCACGTCGTAATAGCGGTAATCCGGCTCGTCGTCGTCATCGTCGATGCCGAACTCACTGAGCGCTAATGGCTGCCCATTTGCTCGAAATAGCTTCGTTATCCCGAAACGATCTGCGAGCGCCGCCATTACCATTTCCGCCTTTGCTGGCGTGATGGCAAGCGGCGTGTTGAATAGCCGCTGCGCAAGAAAGGGCAAATTATTCATTGGGGCTGTGGTTCCTGTTCCGGCTCCGATGCTTCGGCCGCTGTCTCAATGCCCGACCAGCTCGGGGGCTCCATTCCGAGACGCCTGAACGCCGCCAATTCAATTGCTCGCTGAGCGAGAACCTCTTCCCAGTCGAGCCCCTGTTCAGCGCACTCCCGCTTGAGCGTCGATAAGCCTGCATCCATACCAAGTACAGCACCCTGCTTCTCCTTGACAGGATCAACCCAACCACGCCCAACCCCGAGCCAATCGCAACGGGAATATGCAGTAGCGGCCTCCATGAAGTCAGGCGCCCCCATCGGCAATACATCATCCAGGTCGCCCCGTTCCACTGCCTCTTGCAGCCAGGTCGCAAAAAGCGGCGTGGCGGCGCCTACCTTGAACTCGGCGTTGCGCCGGCTCAGCGTCTTCCAGCTTTCGAGCAGCGCAGCGCGCGCGCTGGAGTAGTTCGTCTTGCTCCAGTCCTGGGTGATCTGTTCGGCCGAAACGCCAAGCGCCGCCGCAATCGAGCGAAGCATTTCATGCGCGAAGTCAGAGAAGCCGCTATGCGGGTGCGCAGCTGCGACCTGCTTGATTTCTTCACCGGGAGCGAGGGTGGGAATGCGAACGCCATTAAGCATGGCCGGGCGATCTTTCGCCCAGTCCGCGCGAAGCTCCTGGTAGTAGCCAATCTCCTGTTCGTCGTCCGCAGAATCCATCGCCGCTTCAATCATCGCGGAGTCGTATGGGCTCGTGACGTAAGTTCCAAAGATCGTCGCAACGGTTGCGGCTTGCAGCTCAACCCCGTAGTAGCGGGCTAGCATTTTGGCGTGCGCAAGGACCGGCGTGAAGATGCCGATACCGCGATTCTGGCCGGCGCGATCGCGCTCGAAGTCATGAATTACCCGACGCCATCCGTCCTCATCCTCGCGCTCGACACGCTCCCACTCCATCGATTCGATGGCGTTGTACGTGTCATTCTGGTGCGCTTTGCGGATGTGATAGGCGAGCGGCACGCCGTCGTCGTCGACTTCGACTCCACCGCGCAGATATTTCGTATCAACCATCTGATACGGGTTGGACAACCGGTCCGGGTCAACAACCTGGAACGAGGTGGCATAATGCGCAGCCCCTCGTCCGATGCGCTCAGGCTTCCAGTAAGAAACGAAGAGCGCCTCACCGTCAACAAGTTTGTGGCGCAGTCCAAGCCTCAACTGCTGCGATACGGTCAGTTGGCGCGAGACGTCGTTATATCGGCCAAGGTCCTCCGAGTAGAGGCGCCATAGCGCCTCGACAGCCTGGCGGAATTCGTCAGCCCACGTTGCATCGAAGCCCTTCGCAAACCGGCGCAAGACGCGCCAGTCCGGGTTTGCCGACAATCGTAGATGCGCACCAACGGTGTTATCCAGGATGCGGGTAATGCCGCCATTGGCCCAACCATCGTTCCGCGCAAGATCGCGCGAACGCGCGACCATGCGATCGCGCCAGTAGTTGATCTCCGAGTCTGGAGATCGGATCCACGGATACCAGCTGCCCATCTCTGGCGTATCGACGCGGGACGCTTCGTACGGGTAGGCACTCCCGTAAGGCTGAACCACGCTGCCAGGAATGGTCAGCGGCGCGCCCGATCCAGAGTCCGCACGCGCACGCCCGCCGGCCGGCATGTCCCCAAAGGGCTTACCGGTCGCGTCGACGATGAGTGATGGCATTTAGAACACAATCCTGCGTGCGCGTGGATAACGACAAATGATTCCGAGAGCCTTTTGAAGCGCTTCGATGGCCTTCTTCATATTCGCGAGGTCGCTGGGCTGATACGTGACCGACTTCGAGCCGTCGCCCTGGTTGTATGTGGCCGTCACAATCTTCGCGCCGGCGGACAGGTCGAAGTACGCTGCCTGAAGCGCGGCGAGCCTTGACTGCATGTCGGCCGTGCTCATTCCATCTGTGATTGCCATTTCTTCCCTATGCGAGGCGGTTCGTCAGCTTTTTCCTGCCGGGTTTCACTTCCGGCGTCGACCCTTCCTGTGTGATCAAAGGGGATGAAGGCTGCGCCGGCGCGACCCGAGGCACCGAAGCTTGCTGAGAAGCGTCGTAATCTAGTGGATGAGCGACGAGATCCGCGCGTCGATTTAGCTTCATGCCCAGGTGCGTCAGTCCGCACAGGGCTGCATAGGCATATACCCGGCAGTCGAGCGCCTCGTTCGCACGCCCGGACGGCAACTCCCAGACGCGATATTTCTGACCGCCGGATACCTTGACCACCGAACGCTCGGATGTAAGCTGCTCGAAGTAGCCAATATCGCGATCACTGGGGAAGTGCATGAAGCCGGGCCCCGCCTCTTCGACGTGAAGCCGATTCCGAATCGTGTCCTTCGCCGCATTTACGCCGATGATCACCGGCCGGAAAGACGCTTTCGTCTTTCGGCTCGGCTTCTTCACCGGCCAGACCGGATTGCGCTTCCCGCTTACAGCGGATTCCCCTTTGATGGCCCAAACCTTTCGACCAAGACGAGCCTTCGAAAAGTCGTAGACCTTCTGCGTGTGGTGGCCGCCGGAGTCGATACAAACCGCTAACGCTTCAAACGGGCGCCCGTCCGCGCGGTGCCACATTCGATTCAACAAATCGTCAAGCCGCTCCCACGGATCGGGCGTTTCCATATCGCCCTCGATCACCTCGTAGGCGATTGACCAGCTTTCCTCGTTGCGACCCCAGCCGACCACTTCGACCTCGAAGCGATAGTCCTGCGTGTCGACGCCGACCGTGATGACGGCGACGCCCTCAGGCACCTCGGCCGCCCAGCGTTCGCCGCGCGCCACCAATGCCTCGAGGCGAAGCACCTTACCCGAGTTCGGGCGGTACGGCAGGCCGGCCTGAGTGTTCCACCAGGTCTGCTTCTTCTCTTCGTCGCCCTCGGCCTTGAGCCATTTCGCGGCTATGTCGGACGGCTTGTCCTTCTGCCACGGGCTATAGAGCTTGCTCGCCTGAAAGCCGGCGTGCTCGTTGTCCACCTTCCACTCGCCGCACTCGGGGCATTTGGCGCGATAGACCGCGTGACGGTCGCTTTGCCACCAGTCCCAGACAACGTCGATTGCTGCATCGCTGTCCGCCGTGCGATCGTCCTCGGGCCCACGCCATGCCTGCTCATATGCGTCTAGCGGGACATGCCGCGAGCCGCAGCATTCGAACGGCCGCGTCTGGTGCCAGCGCACCGTTTGGAGTGCTCGAAGTCGATCGCCTTCTGACCAGATCTGCCCGCATGACTCGCAGGAGATACGGGCCGTCTTCGGGAAGTGCTCCACGACGGCGCCGCTTTCATCTCGCCTCTTGTCCCAGTCGACATGCTTGAAGAAGTCGGGAAACATGCGATGCCCGCAATGCGGGCAAGCAATTGACGCGCGACGTTGGTCCGATTCCTTATAGCTCGCCTCGATCCGGCTTTCGTCCTCGACCGTCGGTGAGCATGCGCGAATCGACAACCAGTTCACGCCGAACGTGGCGGTACGCTCTTCCGCCAATGCGATCGGCTCACCTTCGCGCGTAACCGGGTACTTATCGACCTCATCCGCAAGGATGACGCGAACGGGGCGACGCGCGAGGTTATCGGGGCTACCGGCACCGGCCAGTGCAAGAAAGCCTCCGGGGAACGCTTTGAACAACAGTGTCTCGTCGGCATTACGCGTCTTGCTCGTGCCAACAATCTCGCGCAACACCGGCGTCACGCGAATCAGCGGGCTGATTCGTTCTTTGCTGAACTGCTCGGCGGCATCCTCTTTGGGCTGCAGCAACAAGATCGGGCACGGATCGAGGTGCGCAAAGTATCCGAACACGTTCTCAAGCAGCGCGGTTTTCAGCAGCTGCGTGCTCACCATCGTCGTGATGACATGCACGCCGGGCTCGGTCACTGCAAGCATGGGTCCGCGCGCGACCTCGACTGTCGACGTTTCCCAGTTGCCCGAGGTGCTGCCTGCCTCCTTAGCGAGCTTCCGATAGCCGTCGGCCCACGTCGGCACGCTTATGCGCGGCGGAGGCGTCCACGCACGGCGCACGGACGAGCGAAGCCGATCAGCCTTCTCGTTCGGAGAAATTGGCTTCCGGTTCGCCCAGCTGGGCAATGTGCTTGTGGACATGCGCGGTTAGAGCCTCGACAACTCGGTCGGCCTCGACGCCCAGGTCGGCTGCCAAGATCGGACCCACTCGGGTCGGCCAGTTTAGCCACGCATCGCGCTGCGCCCGGAACTCCTCGAAGAGGATTGCTGTAGCGGTATCCAGCTCGACGAGCGACCCGGACTTGCGTTCGTACTCGAGCTGAGCCATCAGCCCGAGATAGTTCTCTTTGAAGCAACGAGCCTCATCGAAATCGAGCAACTCGACGTTGCCAGACAGGATGCGAGTGGCGGCTTCGCTGGGGCTCTCGTCGGCATCCAGCGTTACCGCCGGTGCTGATCGGGTAACAGCCTTTCGTTTGTTACCCTTCGGCGTCTGGGTAACAGATTGGGTAACAGGTTGCACCCCGTCGCGGCGATAGCGTTTGAGCAATTTGTTCGACGCCTCGACGTCGACGTCATCGCCCGCAAACACAAGCCAGCCGCGCTCCTTCCACTTTGTGACAGTCTTCCGACTCACGCCGTGGAGTGCGGCGAACTCGCTCTGATTCATCGCGCGATCTGTTACCTGTTACCCAAATTTCAAAACCCAGCGCTGGTGGAAATTCGCGAGTCTTCGCTCCCGCCCTGTCGATCCCCACGGGGAAGGACCCGCGCCCCTCCAAATGTTGCGCGCTTGCAACACAGCCGCTCCGAGCCCGTCAGGCCGGTCATTTGCGCTTCGATGCAGCGAAAGCGAGTTCGTGCTTAAGGATCTGCGGAAACTTCTCGCGGATCTTCTTCATTAACGCCTTCTGCACCGTGTCGTTCGCGAGCGACTGCGGGATCGAAGGGCCGAACAATTCTTTGATCGGCAAGCCGCTGCGCCGAACCTTGCCATTTCGCACGACCTTCTTGTGCGTCTTGCCGGTGCGCTCGAAAACGCCTTTATGGCCGTTCGGCATCGTTGCAATGAATGCATGACGCAGAACGGTTCGAGCAGCCTTGACTTGGACGCTAACGCCGTTCTTGCCCTGGCGAGCGCTGTAGTTGATCAGGGCGATCGGTCGACCAGTCGCCTTCAATATCGCGACCAGGTTGCCGCGAGACGCCTTTTGTATGGCGAACGAGCTCTTGATGGCGCTCGCCTTGATGTTGTAGCCAGCGCTGCGCACTTCCTGCGCAGAAGCCGTGCGCGCCTGCATTGCCGTCTTGTTCAGCGCCCGCACTATTGCTTTCTGCTGTTCGCCCACGTAGCGATTGAGGCTAGCTGTGACGCCCTTGACGTCGGCCGTGACGTTCAGCTTGAGCATCCTAGGCCCGGGCTGACTTCAACCAAACCGAGGGCAGAACCAAATCACCCTGGGCCGAGGGATAAAGCGGCAAATCGCGCATCGCGCGAGACGGTGCGCCCGCTGGAAACGCGGTAAGCGACACAAGGGCGATAGCTCCCTTAGGAAGCAACGCCGGATCGGTCGTCGCGTCACTGATGATGGCTGCGACGACGACGCGCCCGTTCTGCCACAAGGGCGCTCGGACGAGTGCGGTTTCGCCAATTAGCGTATCCGTGTCGATCTTCTTCGTCGGTCGAGCCATGCATCACCGGAATAGAAAGTCCCGCGATATATCGGCGGGAAGGCCATACGAGGGCTTCGCATGGAGGAGACATGCTTCCAAAACAAAAAAGCTCGTCGGCTTTCGCTAACGAGCTTTTTGGGGGCGAGCCCGACCATCAAATTCTGATGGGGGCGTCGTCTGGGACGCTACCGTCATGAGGTACGTTGTCTTCGCACCACATTGCAACGCTGAGCATTGCTGACGACTCGAAGCGGATCATACGCGCGCGAGTGCGCGTGCGCAACTAACGCAATTCATGGTCATTTTGTTCGTCAGGGGGCGCCGTCGGCGAGTCGCCGATAGCAGATGACTCACGATTTTTTGCCAAAGCACTAGTTGCAAGGCTCGCGCGGTCGTCCTCGCCATTTTCTCGCCACTCAGTTTCGGTCGATGCGGGGCTTAGACCCATTTGAAGACCGATGCGGGCCTGGGCATCAACGACCGACCCAAGGTTCGCTTCGAGGTAGAACATCGTCGTGCGAACGTCCTTATGCCGCATGACCCGCTTAATGGTTTGCACTGGCACGCCCTGCTCGCTGAGCTGGGTGGCAAAGGTGCCGCGCAAGCGATGCGGTGTCAGGCCAAGCGTTCCGCAGGCTGCATTCGCGGCTTCGATATTGCGTCTGGTGAAGCCGGCGCTGCACGAACGCCCACGCGAGTTCAATACCATTAATCCTTCGGCGCGCCGGAGCGGATGCAGGTATTGGGCAAGCCAAGCAGGAAGTGGCACGGGATCGGCTTCTCGCCCCTTCGTAATGCCCGGCGTATAGGTCCGCCTTTCCCAATCTAGCCATTCCCATCGGGCCGTTCGAGTCTCCGACTCACGAAGGCCAACGCCGAGCATGAGGCGCACGGCTATCTTCACCCCGGGATGATTTTTCGCTGATTCATCGAGTGCAGTGAGCCACGCGGCCGTGGTTCGCATCGGCAATATCGCTCGGGGGCGCTTCTGGATCTTCAGTTCCTTCACCGCCCACGGCAGTTTCGGAATCACCTTGCGGCGTACTGCCCAGTGGTTCACTAGTTGAATCGCCTTGAGCCAGTGATTGGCGCTTGATCGCGAATGTGTTTCAAGGTGTTGGAGACGGGCGCTCTCAATCATCGCAGTCGTCAACCCGGCTATTGAAACATCGCCGAGCTCGTACAGATGAAGGCGCCCGATCGTTCCCACGGCTTTTATATGGGCAGCGCTAACGATCCTCTCATGTGCAGCGATCCACTGTACGAAAAGCTCGCGAAGCGTCGGGACTGGCTCGTCGCCACGAGCCCAAAGCCTGGCATGCTCATACGCGCGCGACGCGACATCCTCCGCGCGGTACTTGACGGCTTCGCGCGTACTCCTCTGCACCCTGGCGCCGTTTATCTGAAACCGGTAGTGCCAGATTTGGCCTACGCGAAAGAGCGTGTACCCCATCTCTCAGGCTGCTGAATCTCTAAGCAGCTCACGCACCTTCCCGGCTGCAGCTGACGAAGCACCTGCGAGGCAGATCAGCACCTCGTCGAACTTTTTGGCATGCTTCGGCCAGGACTCGATAGGAATGCCGGCCGCCGTAGCACGCTCCCAATCCATAAATCGCCGCAGCCCACTACCATTGCATCTTGAGCAGCTCGAAACATGCGTGCCCTCAGTGACCGTGCCTGTACTGCCGCATCGGTCACATGCATCCATCATCCATTCTCTGAGCGCTGCCAAAGAAAGACCTTGCGCATAGCCCCCGTCAACTTTAAGCCGCGCCTCGACCTTCTTTGTAAGCAGGAACAATGCACGGCGACCGGCCGCAATGTCTTGGCAATATTTCGCGCGCCATAACGCCGATCCCAGCGGATCCGACAGTCCTAGCGCCGTCAAGCGATCGATTGCGCGAATAAATTCCGCCTCCCATCGAAGGTTGCTCGACTGCGTAGCGCTGATAACCTGGTCCTTTACATCCATATGCCGACTCCCTTCTTCGATGAATTTTTTGCAGCGGATCATTTCGTAGACGTCAGCCGACGACTTCTGAACAGCGATACGGCACACGTATTTTGTACGGCCGAGCCACTTTTCTTTCTTGATGAATTCGCAGCCGAGGCAAGTTCCTTCCTGCTTCTCTTCCAGCACTAAGGCTGGATCTCGATAGTCGCCGTGTCTCATATCCGCTCGGCTCCCGCTCTGTATTCGGAATACGGAGCGCGAATGTATCGATTGAAGCGGGCCCGCGCCTCACGATCATGGTCAAGCTGTGCGCGACTTTCGACGCCGCAACGAGCGCGAATAAATTCGGCAGCATCTTCGGCCGTGTTCGCCGGCTGGCCGATCGAGCGCATCCAGTCGATAAATGCTGGTTCGTTCGCCCACATGCCAGCCAAGCACGCTAGCGCGCCGCCTTTGATTCGATCCACCTTCACATAACCACCGTGAAGTTAATGCCCCAATATACGAGCCAATCGATCAGAGCTGTGCGGAGCGATATGTCGCGCGGAAATGGAAATTCGATTTGCTCGCCCGCTTCAACTTTCGTCACCTCCCCTACAAACGGGCATTCCGGGAATGCTACGATTTCGACCGAGCCACCGCTTTCTTGCCGCTGAACCCGCATAGCCATGGCGGTCATCACGCGCGGAACGTCCTGCATGAAGATGTACGTATGCGCGGTCAAGGCATCCCCCTCACGTCCCATTCAAGATCGCCGCTTGCGATGAACGGCGCCAATGTCTTCCTGTTGTGATTCACGTTCACCTCTACGCGATATGTGCCGTCGTCATTCCAACCGCTCTTCATGGCGTTCTCCCTGTACTTCTCCGGCAGCTCGACGTCTGCGTGGATGTAGTCGGGAATGCCGCGCGAGCCGCGGACCGGACCGATAAGCTTCATCACACGGCATTCAAACAGCACGTATTCATCGCGCCAACCGGCTCCCTTGCGAGCCGCCGGCTTGACCATCCGCACTAGCAATCTCAAACCGCCCCCTGGGTTTCCATCCCCATCTTTCGCGCGCGCACCGGAATCCATCGTTCAAGCGCGGCATCAAACGTCGCGGTCTTTAGCTCACGCGGCGCTTTTCCCCGATCCAGCCATGCATGACAAGGCCCGCAACCCGGCACCGTGAATTCGTGCTTAGCTTTGAGCGCGCCGCCCTTACCGTGCTTCGATTGATTCGAGTGGCAGTCGACGACCGATTCGTGCGCCCAGTCGATCGAGCAGCACACACCGGGCACGCGTAGATAGCATTCCTCTCCACGGCATGCCGCGATATATCGCGACCCATTCGCCACCGTCGGCTTCTTCATGCGTCGCTTCATTGCCGCTTGACGTTCAAGGGACTTCCGGCCAGTTAGCGCGAACGGCTTCGGCTGCTTCCGTTTGAATCCCGTCCGCGCGAGCGGCATACGGCGCCGCAATGGAGCCGAACCCTTCACGCCGCCTCCGTAGACCGCGCAACCCGAACCATGTTGTAAATAGCCGTATCGAGTTCCGACCGCTGGCAGCTGCTGGCGGTCGACTGCGCTTTTTGCACAGATCGCCTTCCCGTCTTCCGATAACTCGCCGATGGCTCGAATGCCTTTCCGGTCAGCGAAAACCGCGCGCCGTATCTCCCTTCACGACAGATATACCCACCGCACTCCAAGCGGGAGACCGTGTCCCTGAGGTTCTTGTACGGCTGATTGAGGCCCTCTGCGATCTCTTGGCGGGTGGATCCCGGGCATTTGCGCAGAAACTCGCATATCAAGCGCGCGCCCAGCTGCATCTTTCGATCGGCCATCTACTTCACCTCCGTGATGAATAGGCCGCGCGCCGCCATTAAATGGCGCTTGATTCGGTATTCGGCTGTCACCTTCCCCTTGACGTCCTCGATTACCGTCTTGCCATTCTTCTCGTAGACGAAGTCGGCGACGTAGCGCAGTTCTGTCTTCTTTCGGCCGTCGAGCACCACAGCGGGCGCCAAAACGAACGGCACCTGCAACTCCAAATCGCTGATCTCGCCGCGGGCCTGCATCTGCACCAGGTCATGCCAGCGCATCATTTCCCGCTTGCTGTCGAACTTGTGGCCGCCGGCCTCGCATTTCGTATTGCCGTACTTCGACTTTCGTGCGGGCGCAGGCTTCGTCATCCGAACGATGGCCTTTTCGAGCGCCACGGCATCGCCGATCGTCGCCGCCGCACGCGCCGCCTTCACGACAGCACGCGCAACCGGGCCGCCGGCGATCTCGTCGAACTCGCTGTGCGGCTGGTTGCCGGTGCGGCGCATCAGCTCTCGCTCAGCGAAGCTGCGGCCGACAGTGCGGTCCTCGCGCACGCGGGCAGTCCCGACTGCCTTCGTCCCTTCCGGGTATCTCAACGACGTCGAGCGGGACGTCATGCCGCCTCCCGCTGGGGGATCTGTTCACGCGGAATGTCGTTGAAGTACGCGTACAGCTGCTCGTAGCGCTCCTCGCTCTCGCGCGAGACGGTCCGCAACAGATCCTCGATCCACTCGCCCGCGCCGGCCGCTTTGAACACGCGCACCTTTAACCGCATGAACGGTTCGCCGTCGATTGCCTTGACGCCGAGCTGCGCACCACGCGCCTCAATGCCGCTCGATGTCTTCCACCAGTCGGGAGGGAGGCCAGCCGCCGCCTTGCCGCTGACCGCTGCCTCTTCCCTCGCCTCCCAGAGCCCGGTCCAGCCGCGCAGCACCGCTTCCTCGATCGCCGCGGTCACATCGCCGCCAGCCTCGCGGATCTTCGTCAGCTTCTTGACCGACACTCGGGCCGCAGCATGCGTCCACGGAACCGCCTTGCCGGCAGCTGAGGCTTTCGCTTCTCGGTGCTCGCACCAGTCGAGCCACGCTTCGCGGTCGATGCAGTCGGGCAAGTCGATCGATCGCAGTTCGCCATGCAACGCAACTCGCGGCGCACGCCGCGCAGGTTGGCGGTTCAATGACGGTTCTTCTGATGGTTCTTTACGGTTAGTCGGCACCTGGTGCGGGGGTTGGACGCACGGCGTGCGGGGGTCCCCCGCATTTGCTGCGGGGGTTGGAGCATCTCCTGCGCCGGCGCATTTCGTGCGGGGGTGAATATCCTGCGGGGGTGCATAAGATGCGGGGGTGACGGTATAACTCGTGCGCCGGCCGTTCGTTCGGTCCGCCAGCAGCACGCCGTGTTGCTCAAGCCACTTGATGGCGTTTTGCACCGCTCGCTCCGAGACGCACGTTCGCTTACTGATCGTCTGGATCGACGGCCAGCACACGCCCTGGTCATTCGCGTTGTCCGCGAGCGAGATCAGCACCGACTTTTGCACCGGCGACATGTCACCCAGCATCCAGCACGCCGACATGATCATCGTGCTCAAGAGGCGACTCCAACTTTGACGCGATACACCGGGCCGTCCTCCTGACGCTCCACGTCGATTAGGCCCCTCTCGTTCAACCACTTGATCTGGGAGCGCACAGACGACTCGGAAAGGCCGCAGCGGGCCGATAGGACACGGACAGAGGGAAAGCACTCCCCCGTCGATTGCTGGGCAAAATCGGCAAGCGCCAGCAACACAATCTTGGGCGTATGCGCGATGTCCTTTTGCCAGGCGAGATTGACCAAATGGAAACTCAAAGCGTCGCCTCCGCGTCGGAGTTCGCATCTAGGCCCAATACCCAGCGCAGCGCCTCCGCTCGTTCGCCGTCGGCCTTAGCCAATTCCTTCTCGATCTGAGAACGCGTCTTCACGCAAGCCTTCTTATCGCCGAGCACTTCGCGTTGCTTGCGCGCTCGTGCGTGGGGCTTCGCATCGCCGCCCGCGTCGATCAGCTCTTTCACCTTAGCGCGCTGCTCCTCAGGTGATAGCTTGGCAAGCTGCTTGGCGTGGGTAACGGTGATCTGGCCGGCGTCGACTGCCTTTTGCACGGCCGAGCAGCATTCGAGGAGCTGGAGCGTGGCTCGGACCGTCGCCGCGGTGCAGCCGAAAATGATTCCAAGCTCGTTCTCGCTGCGCCCCAGCGCCAGCTGCTTTGCCATCTTCTCGGCGCGCGAGAGGGGCGTTTCCTGCTGACGGATAGCGTTTTCGCTCGCCATCGCCGCCGACAGCGTAAGCGCACGCTGGCCTGCGGCAACCTTCACCGCGACGGCAGGAATCAGGAGTATCGGCTCACCGCGCTCCCGCAACCGGCGATTTGCCTCACGCGCGTTCTTTACGCGTTGCCGGCCGGTGACGACCTCGACGTCGCCGGTCTCCGGATTCTTGCTGACCTCGATCGGCTGCCGCACGTTATGAAACATGATGTTGCGCACCATGGACTCGTCGAGCGGAAGATGCACTCGCGAGTCGTATAACGGGTGCGACTCATCCGTGACGAGAGTCAGCTTGTCGGGATCGAAGAACAGAACATTGCTCTTGCCTTCGGCGCCGTATGCATCGATGGAGTTCTTTGCCATGTGGCGTCGCTCCGATCAGGCGAATTTAGGCACAGCGACAGCCAGCAATTGCTGTTTGTGGCCGGTTGCCGAGTCTTTGCGCTCGCCCACAACGGTGAGGCGATTGGCGTCGAGCAGCTCGCGGACACGACCGCACACGCTCGACAGCTTCATGTTCGTGATTGCGGCGATGTCCTCGCGCGTTAGGTGCGGACGCCCGTGTTTGAATGCGTCGATCACCATCTGCTGGGAAGCGCAGAGAGTTTTAATCGACAACGAATGAAAGGCGTCGCTCTGGGTGTCGGCGACCCGTCGTTCCGAACGCGGGCTGAAAACTTCTGCATGCATGGGCGATCTCCTACGGTTAGGACCGTTTAGGACTACTAATCAGTAACAGAAGACGCCTGCGATCCAAGCATCTTGTGTTTCGAATCAGCGAATCGCCGCTACTACCGTTTTAATCTGTCCCCTCTTGTCCCTCTTCGGGACGCGAACCAAACGCCGCCACCAACGGATGAAAAACGCCGTACGCGCTTTTCAGGACGTGATAGCTAATCAACTCGGGCGTCGATACGCCTTGCTTTGCAGCCTGCACAGCCAGATCAGCCGCCTCCGGTGCCGGAAGCTCGATTTCGAAGCTGGTCTTGCTTTGCGTCATGCCGCCACCGGCGTCCCAGAGTGGGCCGCGTTGGCACTGCGTTCGAGCAGGTTCGCTGGCAAATTGCCAACCGTGCCAAACAACAGGAGATCCGTGATGCGAGCCAATGCCGCCGAATCGCTTTCGATACCATGCAGCGCTTTGAACGCCTGCATGCCTTCATACGTGCGATCCGAGAGCCGCGTCTTCACTTCGTTGCGATACTCGGTACGACGAGACATTCTTTCCTCCCTTTCGTTAAGAAAACCTTCAAAAACGGGGAGCGCCCGCGACCGTGTCAGAATTGCGTTTCCACACGATCAACCCCTCAACAATCGAGGCGCTCATGAGCGATCCAACGAGAACTCCTATTTACGTCTATCGATCGCCGTTCGGGACAATGACCATTCGACGCGCTCTCACAGAGGGGCCAGCATGGTTCTTGACTTACGAGGTGCGCTCGAGTGCATCGAACGGCGAAACCCTGGTGGAAACGCACGGCCTCAGCGAAGGCTGGACAACCCCCGAAAAAGTCGCAGAACTAGTTGCGCAACAGCGCTCCGGATGGATTTTTTGGGATTCACTTCCTCCAGTGTGCTTCCCCGCATCGCTGGACGATTGGGCGAAAGTCGACTCGTATTCGTCCACGACGTTTGGTGCATAGGAGTCGTAATCCGAATCACCTCGTCGGCCGAAAGAGCCGGAACCTCGGTCCCACGCGGCAGAACACGACTCCCATTACGATCACGGGCAAGATTTGCCTTCAAATCAGTCATGTCAGATAGCTCCCTTGGTATTGGCTCCAGCGAGCTTGCTGCCCTTGTTGGCACCACCAACCGGCGGCTGAGTGTCGTCGCTCGCCGCCGAACCATCGATGTTGTGTGCAGTCGGCGACATAGGTTCGAGCTCGGGCCAGATAGATTTCCAGTCGTCAGGACGAAGCATCTGGCGAGTGACCTTGCCACAGGCGAGTTGCTCGATTGGGGTACAGTGTTCGATCGGCACCTTCCTGCCCGGAAGCATCCACTGATGGACCGCCCCCTTCGTGACGCCCAATGCGTCCGCGAGCTTCTTAAAACTGCCCACGGTTGCAGCGGCGAGTGCGATCGGGTGTTGGTCTGCCATCGGGGAATCGTCCATGAGTGATGTTCGACGAAGTATAGAATTTCTAGATTTACAAAGTCAAGAAAATCACGATCTCGCGCGTGTAGATTTCCTATACGCTTCGCGAATGGAACTGAAAGCCTGGATCAGAAGCGCCCGCAAGCGGGCCGACCTAACACAAGAGCAGCTAGGTGAAAAGCTCGGTGTGACGAAAGGAAACGTGTCTGCTTGGGAAACCGGCAAACACGAGCCGAGCTATGCTCAGATCCAAGAGATCTCCGTCATCACTAAGTGCCCGATGCCGGATGCGACGGCACCATCGCCCGCTGCAGTTGTGGATAGCAAAGACGTCCAGGTGCGTGTCACCGAGATGCTCTCAGAGACAGGCCTTGATGCCGCCGCGTTTGCTGCCAGGCTAAAACTGCCGGCCGGCCGGGTGGAATCCTGGCTCCGCGGCGATCCGATAAGCGTTGTAGATGCAGTCGCAATCCAAGGAGAGTTTGGCTACAGCAGTCCATGGGTCCTCGCGCGCGTTGGCGAGAAGAAGGCTGCTGTGCAATATAACGACGAATTCCGGCCGAAAGAGATCGGGAAGCGTAGAGCACTCGCGGTGGTAGGAATGGCGCAGTTAGGCGACGACGGATACTGGGCAGATATTGAATTCGCGGTGGGGCACGGCGATGGCTACATTGACTGGCCTACCAGTGACCCGCACGCATATGCGCTCGAGTGCGCTGGCGAATCAATGCGGCCCCGCATCAAGCCCGGCGAGTTTGTCATCATCGAGCCGAGTCACCCCATACAACCGGGTGATGAGGTATTGCTGAAGTCGAAAGATGGCCGCGTGATGGTGAAGGAGTTCGCATATAAAGCGCAAGGCCGTGTTCACTTGCTGTCCATTAATCAAGCCTTCGGCAAAATTTCCTTCGATGAGAGCGACATCGAGAAGATGCACTATGTTGCGGGCATCGCGAAGCGCTCAATGTGGCGACCTGACTGACCTCCTTCGCGCTAGAGCGCTTTGCCGGGGAATACATGAGAAAATTCGCTATCGCGGTTCTGTCCGCAATGCTGGCGGCCTGCGGGCCGAGCCTCGATGAAATAAACACGCAAGTCCAGCAAAGCATGCAGACGAAGTTTGACGAGCCGGACATGGCGCAATACCACTTGAAAGTAGCTGGCGTCAAGGTCATACACGACGAAGGCAACAAGTACGAAGGCATGGCCGACGTCGAAATGAGCGGCCAATCACACCAAGTCCCGGTTCACGTTGTTGCGGATGGGAAAAGCCTGATTTGGCGCACCGATCAGGGCGCGATGATGTTCGTCGTGCAAGAGACGATAAAAAAGGCAATGGCGGACATAGCATCGCCACCGCCAGCGGCTATTCCCCCTGCGATACAGCAGCTAATAGCTGCAGAATCGACCGATAATGAGAGTTGCAGAGGGGGTTCGGAAGACGACCCGAAAACCGCAGCGAGCTGCGAGCGTCGCGACGCCGAATACGCACAGATCAAAAGCCTAGGCTGGTGTTGGGGCCACAAAGATCAAATAGACGCAGACCGCAATTGGGTTCGATGCTCGGCTGGCGACTGACGGCAATTATTAGAGATCGCGATCAAGCACACATGGGATTGATCGCATACGGGGGAGCTGGACGGTGGCCCGGCGCCTCATGTTTGTGATGCGGTTCAACCGGAGATCAAGCATGGCAATGCGAAAGACCGAAACAGTGAAAGTACCCACGAAGCGCGAAGTTCGTGACGGAGCCAAGCAGACGCGCAGGGGGCATTCGTCCGGTGCGAAAGTTTTGAACGATCAAAAGCAGGCCATCAAGCAAGGTAAGGTCGCAGCCAAGAAACATTAGCCACCCCCGCCACCGCCCGGTAGCTCGCCGCGCGGCGCGCGCGTCGTCCACCTGACACCGCCTTCGCGCCAATCGTCAAGTTTTTCTTGACTTTCAAAGTCTAGCTTTTCTATACTTCATCCCAAGCGCTGAGTACCGCGCGACGAGCGGAGCGCCCTAAGCGGAAAGCATTGCCCCTGCAGTGTTTTGTACTTAGGGCGCACCCACACACCGGATCGGTTTCGGGAGTGCGGGATGAACGTCAGAAAAGCCATGCGACGTGCAGCAACAAAAAGCCTCGACGGCCATTGCCGCTTCGTGGTCAGCATCGGCCGCTCAAATCTTGTCCTCACTCTCTCCGATCTTGTGCATTGCCCGAAGGCACGTATCCAGGTGGCGTTTTCCGCCGGAAAGCTCGTTGCCCCGCGGGGATGTTAATCAAATCGTGAAGGGGAAACGCATGCAAATCCAAATTCCGCAACTCGCCGAAGGCGAGATCTATGTCGGCATCGTTGGTGATAAGGACGGCAACGCGCAGCACATCATCTTGCTTCCGGGCGACAACAGTGCGGCGACATGGCCTGAGCAAATGGCGTGGGCAAAGGCGATCGGGGGCGATCTGCCGACCCGCATCGAGCAGTCAATGCTCTGGGCGAGCCACCGCGATAAGTTCGAGCGCGATTGGTATTGGAGCAACGAGCAACATCACCGAGATTCCGGCTGGGCTTGGTTTCAGTACTTCGGCTACGGCTACCAGGACGGCAGCCTACAGTACGGCCGGTTGCGCGCCCGAGCCGTCCGCAGATTGCCCATTTAGTCGTTTATCAATTTCATTTCATTGAGTGGCCGCCTATGCGGCGCGAAGAAAAGGAAGAAGATGAACCGCCCTGCTCTCGATAACGATTTGCTTCATGCATGTAACCGTGCGTACGACTGGATAGCCGTGGTAAGTCTCGGTGGGATGATCGGCATCGTGTGGTATGCCTGCGTCGCCTTTCGCGCTGGGGTGCTGTGATGCGCCAATTGCTGAAGATCTGGCTCGGCACTGCAGCGGCAATCGCGATTTACCTCGTGACGTGCTCGGTGCTCGACGCTCGGCAGGCCTACTACGAAAATTGCAGCGTCGTTCGCTGCACCTGACTACCGTGAGAGTGAAATGGCATATTACATTGCGCATTTCTTAGTTGTCCTAATGATTTTGCTCGTCGGTTATTGCTTCGGCTACATCATCGGAAGCATGAATCGATCGTGGACGACAAACCAAAAGCATGGCGAGCGAGAGCCGCTCGATGAGCACGCAGCAAACGCACCGCGCCCGCATTATTGGAAATAGAGACCAACAAATCGGAGAAGAACATGCAAGAGCTTCAAAACGCAGTCGTGAACGCGTTCGCAAAGATCCTGGCTGCCGGTGTTATCGAGCAGACCATCGAAGACAATCTGACGAAGACCATCAAAACGGCGATCGATGAGAACATCCGGTCGTATTCGGATTTCGGGAAGACGCTCAGCGATCACGTCAAGCAAGCCATGCAGGTCGACTTCCAGCATCTTGGGTTGCCCGCATACAACGATTTGATCCTCAAGACCATCCGGCGACAAGTTAATCAGCTCGCCGAGGATTCGATCGCGAAGCACATCGAAGATCAGATGAAGGAGTTGCTCGAACCCGCGCCGACCGAAATCAAGCTATCGCAGCTCGTCGCCGATTTCATCAAAGACAAGCATGACCATCACGGGTGTGTATGCGATGGTCCGGAACGCATCGCGCTGTTCGTGGAGGGTAGCCGTAGCGTCTCTGGATACCACCACATCAGCTTGGATAAGGACGAGGATAAATCGCGATATTCGTGTGCGATCCAGATCGCAACAGCTGAGGACGGCCGCGTCTTTAGCCTGAAGATCGATGACGACAACCCCAAGGATAAATTGTTTGTCGGCCCGTTTTGGGGTTTTGAGCGACGCCTTTTCCAAATGTATGCCGCAGGCACCAAGCTGATCGTTGATGGCGACGAGCACAGCATCGATCGCTATTACCCAGGTCGCGGCGACTAATCCCTTCTCCGCGCCGGTTTTCCTTCGGGTCCGGTGCTTTCGCGGGCGCTCGCATAGGCCCGACTTTTTCGAGAAATCGCATGATTACGATTCCATCGTCCGTGTTGAAAGACGCGATCAAGCGGGTCGGGCCGGCCGTCGATCGACGCTCAATAATCACCGCCTTTCGGTCTGTGCGACTGTTCATCGATGGCAATACATTCGAAATGACCGCCGGCTCGCCTGATGGGCAAATGAGGTTTCGCGCCGAGCTCGAACAGGGATCGAAATGGAAGATCGACGTCTGCGTCGATGTCGCGCGGATTGTGCCGCTCACGACCGTGTGCGACGACACCGTTGGCATTTCCGAGCAAAAGAATGGGCGGGTCAAATTCTCGACGTCTTCATATAACGTCGCCGTCCCTTCATTCCCCGGCGAGCAATTTCCCCTCGTGAGCGTAAGCGAAAAGGCAATCGCCGCCTTTGACGTGGTGGGGCTACCTGGTCTTATCTCAAGCGTTGCCTTCGCTGCCGACGCAAACGACGTCAGGCCGACATGCCAAGGTGTTTGGCTGCAATCGGACGGAGATCTGTTCACGGCCGTTTCGACGGACGGAAAGATTCTCGCCGCTTCGCAGGTAAAGCTTGGGGCGACGCCTTTTGCGGTGATGATTTCGACCGATGCCGCCGAGTTACTGGCGTCCCTCGATCCGACGCACCTCACGTTGACAACCGAACACCTCATTGCGCGGAACGAGGTCGCCGAACTGATTATCAAGCCGATGTTAAACCAGTCGTTTGATTGGGCGCGTCTGATTCCGGCGCCGAAGCGGTCGGCGAAATTTGAAAGCGCCCCGCTGCGCGAAGCCGTTTCGATGTATCGGCACTACGGCGACAAGATAGGCACTGTGAAATTCAAGACCGAGGGCACCGAATGCACCGTCGAAATCAGCAACGCCGACGATGACGCACGCGCTGAGCTCGACGTCGAGCTGGGCGACGACGACACCGTGTTCGACATCGCATTCAGCGGATCGCAACTCGCGCAGATCCTGCAGCGCGCCCCCGCCGACGAGATCACCTTCTTCTGGGAACAGGCGAGCGCCAAGGAAAGGCCCCGCGCGTTCCTCGTCCAGAACGGAAACTGGAGAGGCGTCATTACGCCGCTCATCGTCTAACGGAGCAAACCATGGATCCGATTCTCCAAGCGGCATGCAAGCGTGCCCAGAGGGCTGCAAAGCGCGGCGACGTTCGCGCGGCTGATGCCATCGAGTTCGAATACATCAGGGCCAACGTATCTCTCATATCGCAGCGTGCCGACGAAGTAATCCCCGCAACGTGCTCGCGACTTTGCCGCAGCGCGGGGCCGCGCGGAGAGACGCTCATTGAGTGGCAGCTGCCGACCGGAGTGTTGATCTATTCCGACATGGACGCGAACGTTCTTCCCGAATACGAGGATGCCGCGTGCAGCGTCCTTGTCTCTTTGAATCCGGGTCGTCTATTCGACCTCATCGCAGCGTAGTTGATTCACCTCTAACCCAGGAGAAAGCATGCAGCAGATCCAATTGCCCCCGCTCGCCGAAGGCGAGATTTATCTGTGCGGCTTCGTCAACGCCAATGGCGATGTCGAGCACACCATCCTGCTTCCCGGAGACAACGACAGTGCCACCTGGCAGCAGCAGATGGATTGGGCGAAAAGCATCGGTGGAGATCTTCCGACGCGTGCCGAGCTCGTGATCGCGTACGAGCAACACCGCGATCAGTTCCAGGAGGCGGCCTATTGGTCGAACACGCCGGATACCGATCCTGATTGTTCCGGCTGGGCTTGGTTTCAGTACTTCTTCAGCGGCCTCCAGGCGACACCCCACAGGGCTACCGGTTGCGCGCCCGAGCCGTCCGCAGATTGTCGATTTAACCCTTAATTAATTTTTCAACCGAGGATTGCAATGACGATCACGCTTGAACATATCGAGGCCGAGCATTCACGCATCGCCGCCTTGATCGAGCAATTCAAGAATCAACCGAAGGCGACTGAATACCACGTCGACGCGGTCACTATCCCGCTCGCGGCAGGCGAGCGCTTCGCGGGTGCCATTCTCAACGATGACGGAACGCTGAGCCACTACGTCATCTTGCTGCCGGGCGACGCCGACGATCTCGACTGGATCGGGGCGAAGGCTTGGGCGGGAGAGCGCGGTGGTGAACTGCCGAGTCGCCGGGAGCAGTCGCTGCTGTTTGCCAATCTCAAGGGCGAATTCGAATCGGCCTATTACTGGTCGGGAGACGAACACTCGTCGTCCGGCTGGGCTTGGTGTCAGTACTTCGGCTACGGCTTCCAGACCATCACCCTTCAGAACGACCGGTTGCGCGCCCGAGCCGTCCGCAGATTTATTCCTTCGGCAATTTAATCATTTAAAACCACCGTGGCCATTCACACTCAACTCCCGATCTACAAGGCGGCGTACAAGCTGTTCGATGTGGTGATGGGCGCCGTCAAAAACATGCCGCGTGATACCAAGGGAAACATGGGCAAGCGCATGATGGACGAGTCCGTCGAGATCACGATTCTTGTGTTCCGCGCCAATGTCGCCGCCGACAAGTCTCCGCACCTGGACGAGTTGCTTGAGCGCGTGCAGGTAATCGAGCTGATTCTTCGCCTCGGCATGGACAAGCGCATGATCTCGCGCGACGTCTATGCGAACGCGGTCGAGCAAACGACCAGCATCGGGAAGCAGGCCACCGGGTGGAAGAAGCAGTCCGAAGCTAATCGCCCGCTCCATGGAGGTCAAGGCTCCCATGGCTGAGCGATCTTTCAATCTGGTCGTGCCGCTGGCTCATAAGGCCACCGCCATGCGCAATGAGGAAACCGACCGCCGGCGTGCGGGAAGGTCTAGCGCAGTTTCTCGGCTGAGCAATCGGTCGGGCGACGTAGATAGCACGATATTTCCGGCTGGGCTTGGTATCAGAACTTCAACAACGGCAACCAGAACAACAACCAACAGAACAACCGGTTGCGCGCCCGAGCCGTCCGCAGATCGAGGGCCATTCTCGTTCGCCGAGCTAGTCGACGCTTACCTCGACTGCCGGCGGACGAAGCGAAACAGCAATGCGGCGCTTGCGTTCGAGATGCGGCTCGAAAGCAATTTGCGCCGTCTCTACGACGAGCTGCTCGACGGAAGCTATACGCCAGGCCGTTCGAAATGCTTCGTCATCACGAGACCGAAGCCGCGCGAGGTTTGGGCGGCTGCGTTTCGCGATCGCATTGTGCATCACCTCATTTACAACCGAATCGGGCCGCGCTTCGAGAGATCGTTCATTGCGGATTCATGCGCTTGCATCAAGGGGCGTGGCACGCTATACGCCGCCGTTCGCCTCGAGGCGAAGATCCGCTCGATCACGCAGAACTGGTCGCGGCCGGCGTATTACCTGAAGTGCGATCTCGCAAACTTCTTCGTCAGCATCAACAAGCTCATCCTACGCGACCTGCTACTTGCGAAGATCTCGGAGCCGTTCTGGCGCGAGCTGACCCAGCTCGTGCTGATGCACGATCCGCGCGCCGACTTCGAATACCGCGGCGATCCGGCGATGATGCAGCTCGTTCCTCGGCACAAGCGCCTGCTTGAGCAGGATGCGCACCTCGGGCTGCCGATCGGGAATCTATCGAGCCAGTTCTTCGCGAACGTCTATCTCGACGTGCTGGACCAGCGCGCGAAGCATGTCCTCGGCGCACGGCACTACATCCGATATGTGGACGACTTTCTGTTCCTGCACGAATCAGCGACGCACCTGAATGATGTGCTCGACGATGTGACGGCTTTCTTGCCCGCGCAGCTCGGCGTTCAGATCAACCCGCGCAAGACGATCCTGCAGCCGATCGAGCGAGGTGTCGACTTTGTCGGTCAAGTCATCAAACCATGGCGCCGGTCGACAAGACAGCGTACGCGCAATGAGGCATATCGACGCGTGGCTGGTACGCCGTGCAGCGATCTCTTTGCTGTTGCCAACTCGTATTTCGGCCTAATGCGACAAGCGGGTGCCAGTCACATTGACCGGGCTCGGCTTGCCGGCTTATTGCTGGCGCGAGGTCGGGCCGTCGACGCTGCTTTCACCAAATCATATAGAGGCCGAACGAGATGAAATCCATCGAACCGACGGATCGCGGTTCCAATGGCCGATTCGCTGAAGGGAATCGACTAAACGCTGGCCGGGAGCCGTGGAACAAAGGCAAGCAAGGCGTACGAACCGGATCATTCGAAGTCGGCCACAAACGCAACTCATTGCCGATCGGAAGCGAGCGCTTCGAAAGTCGCCGAGGCTATCTGCTGCGCAAGGTCAGCGACACCGGAAATCAATACCGCGACTGGATTGGTGTCCACGTTCTCGTTTGGGTTGAATTGCACGGCCCCGTCCCGGCCGGCCATGTCGTGGTTTTTAAAGATGGGAATCGGTCACGGATAGTCGACGAGAACCTGGAATGCATCAGCCGCGCTGAACTTATCGCGAGAAACCGTGGGCAGTACCTCCCGGCCGATCTCAAGGAAGTCGTTCGGCTCAAGCAAACGCTAATGAGGAGGATCAATGGGCACCATAAGTCAGCTTCGTGACCACCTGTTCGCGACACTAGAAGCGCTGAACGACCGGGAGAAGCCGATGGAAATCGACCGCGCCAAAGCTGTCGCTGAAGTGGCGCAAGTGATCATCAATTCGGCAAAGGTCGAAGTGGATCACATGAAGGTCAGCGGCGGCAAAGGCACTGGATTCATTGAGTCGGCGCCTGCATCCAATGGCATCACGAGCATAACCAAACACGTTATCAAGGGGTAACGACGTCATGAGCAACGGAGCAATTATTCCCTACGACCAGTCTGACCTAGTTAGGCGAGTGACAGCCACCGGCTGGGTTTCAACTGATGGCCGCTTCTACGGTGAGGATGAGCACCTCGCGCGGTGGGCGAGCTGCACACACGTTCGTTGTGGCTGCGGCGCCCTAGCGGAAAAACCATGGACCGCTTGTGACGCGTGCCGCTTGAAGAATGACATCGAGCGCTACAACAAGATGCCTCAGCGCGAGTGGGATGGATCGACGATTCTCTATTCGGATGCCGCAGATCGATATTTTCACGCCTACGAAGAAATCGTCGATTACTTGCGTGATCGGACCGATGAAGATCCGGTCATCACCGTTGATGATCTCCGTCTGATCGTCTGCGAGCCAAACAGACCCCGTTACATCGATCCCGATTATTTCTGCGACGAGATGGCTGAAGACGATGACCATCTGCCCAAAGAGATCGAAGAAGCTATGGAGGCATTCAATGCGGTGATGGCAAAGCAACCGCCGCTGTCATGGAGCCCGGGCAAGTATGCGGCGATCGTCACGATCGATCCCAAAGACCTGGTTTGAGGACGTCATGACAAAGCAAATGGAACAATTCGAAACCGCCTACCTTACCCACCTGCACGAGGCGTGGCCGCTCAACAAATGCACGCGGGAAGACCTGCGAGTGCTTCGCGAGGGGGATGGCTATGGGCCGGATGCCTCGCACCTTACCGGGGCGTGGTGGGCATGGCAGCACCGCTCGCGCTCGCAGGGCGTTGCGCGGGCAGATGTTGCGCAGCCGGAGAAAATAAGCGGGCCCGACATCATCCTAACCGGTGCCCAGCTTCTCGAAGCGCTCGACTTCATTGCGCCGGACCGGGATCAGGACCAGCTCGAATCAGAAGTGGCCTTTGCGTACGGCGAAGGGCACGGCGGTACGGCAATGTATGTCTGGTGCGCAGAATATCCGGATGAGGGCTCCTTCGTGTGCGATGGGTCGAGCGCTGTTGCCGCCCCCGCACCGGACGAATCGAAGGCCGAGCAGGAAGACGAAGTATCGCCGATCATCGCGCCGTACCCGAACTGCTCGTTCCGCATCTGCGATTTGCCGGGCCAGTGTCGCAGCGAGGGTAGCTGTCATCACCCGAAGGGCGGACGCGATTCGCAGCCCAAGCAGCGCGCGGCGACGTTGAGCGAGGAGCCAAGCTTCAGTTCGCCGCTAACGCCCTACGGGTTGCTTGTGCGTGCGTTGCGGATCGTGGCCGGTACGACCTTGTACGACATGTCGAAAGCGCTCTTGGCGACGCCAGCAGAACTATCGGCGCAGGAGTTCGGGCGTAAGCCTGTTACGCAGGATAACGCGATCGATGTGTCGGCATATTTCGATGCGCTCGGCGTTCCCGATACGCTGGCTGCGCTGAAAGCCGCGATACTCGCCGCACGCAACGGGGGTAAGCATGAGTGAAGTATTGGAACTGTTGAAGCAGGCGAACGACTACAGCATCCGCCTTCAGATGGGTGAGCAATGGTGCGCCCGCGTTGACGCCATCCTCGCCGCTAGCGCCGAACCCATCGACACCAATGACGACCTGAAAGCGACGAACGGGCCGCTGCTTGAACTTGACGGTCTGCTCGCACGGTTTCACGAGGTCGTATGGGAATCGGCATCGCACTCCCTGTGCGCTTATGACGAAGCTGGCACTGATGAGGCGAAAGCAATACAGCGGCACGTTCGGGTGATGATCGCAGCGAGCGCGGGGCAGGCGGAGCCGTTGCGCAAATCAGTGCGCGCCGCCGTAGCGATGCTGAAAAACGGCGAGTACGCGGAGCATTGGGCAAACGCAGAAGCGCCCAAAGACGCCGACGCGGCCGCGCTCGAAGAAGTGATTACCGAACTCGTCAATGGCTCTCACGAATTGATTCCGCGCCGGGATCGTGTCGCCCCGACGCCCGCAGCAGCGCAGGACGGCCCGAAATGCCGAGCCTGCAACGGCAACGATGGGAATTTACCGTGCGCTTACCCCGAAGGGCATCCGCACTGCCTTCGCAACACGGCCACATCGCCGGTTAGAGGGGCGGCCAGGGAGCAAGAACTGCACACCGAGATAGACCGCCTGAACGCCATCATCAACACGCCGCAGTCTGGTGATTTCCTGCGCGCCGTAAGCATCGAGGCCGAGCACCAGCGGCAACGTTGGGGGAGCAAGCACGACGCGGGGAAAGAGCCTGCTGATTGGTTTTGGCTTGTCGGGTATCTCGCCGGCAAAGCGCTCAATTCGGCGAAATCTGGTGACAACGAGAAATTCGAGCATCACATCATCACGACCGCCGCCGCGTTGCAGAACTGGCACATGCAGGTGTTTGGGCAGTGCGACATGCGGCCCGGCATCTATCCGCCAGCCGAAATCGATCGCCGCGACCTTGCGGAGGCTAAATGATGGCCGTCTACGTCGACGATATGCGGGCCCGAAAAGGGCGCATGGTGTTTTGCCATATGGTCGCGGACACGGACGAAGAATTGCATGCCATGGCCTTACGGATCGGCGTCGCTCGAAAGTGGCATCAGAAACCCGGGACGCCACACAGTCACTACGACGTATGCCTGTCGATGCGGGCCGCCGCCGTAAAGTTCGGTGCCATCGAGATTGATCGAGGCGGACTTGGCGCAATTATTAAACGAAAGCGTGCCGATATGGCACGAACACCCAAATCCATCACGTTTGAACAATGAACCAAGCACCGCAGCAAGCAATCCAGGCCACACCGCATACGGGTGAAATCCGTGAAGCCTTCGGGAGGAGAGCGAGTATGGAAACGCCAGTGGCGCAGGTTGCGCCGGCACCGTATGTTACCGTCGCGCTCGCGGCGATTATCACCGGCCTAAGCGAGAAGGCCATTCGCCGGAAGATTGAAGACGGAAAATGGATCGAAGGGCGGGAATTTCGACGGTCGCCCGATGGTGGAATTTTTATTTCCGTGAAGGGCTATCAGCAATGGGTCGAAAGAACAGCGGCGTAGAGGTTCGAGAAAAATCGATCCGGCTGCATTTTACTGTTGACGGGGTTCGGCATCGCCAGACGCTGAAGGTGGATGGGAAGCCAATGCTTCCCACACCAGCAAACATCAAGTATGCGAATCGCCTGATTCTAGAAATCGGTGTCCGTATAGAGACTGGCACTTTCAGCATGATCGAGTATTTTCCAGACAGTGGAACTCCGTCGTCATTGACGGTAAAGGAGTGGCTCGATAAATGGCTTGAAACACAGAGAATTGAATCATCGACGCGCGATGGGTATAGAGCCGCGATCAAGTTCTGGGATTTGTCGATTTGCGACGAAAAAGGAACTCGCATCGGGCCGCTCACGCTGCGCGCATTACGGCACACCCATATATTGACCGCCATCGCCAGTCGACCGGATTTGACTGGAAAAACCATAAACAACTATGTATCGGTGCTTCGCGACGGATTAGCACTTGCGGTCAAAGAGCGACTCATCCTGCAGAATCCCGCAACAGACGTTCCCCCGTCGAAACACCAAAAGGCGGCGCCCGATCCATTTTCCAAGGATGAGGCGGAGGCGATCATCGACGGCGCGCGTCAATACTTTGACGAGCGAATCTACAATATGATCGAGGCATGGTTCTTTAGCGGACTTCGCACCTCCGAAATACTCGGCCAGCGCTGGCCGAGTATTGATCTGCGAAGCGGCGAAATGAGCGTTGCTGAGGTTCGAGTAGCCGGGGAGCAGAAGGCCCGCACAAAGACCAGCAAGGCGCGCATTGTCTTGATGAACAGCCGGTCTCTTGCTGCTTACAAGCGGCAGGAGAAACACTCGCGCGTTGCGGGCGAGCAGGTTTGGCTAGATCCGCGCTACAACGAACCCATAAAGACGGAAGAGACGTTCCAGCGCGTCTATTGGTCCCGGCTGCTCAAGCGTCTCGGAATTCGCTACCGACGGCCGTACAACATGCGGCATACCTACGCGACGATGATGCTGATGGCCGGCATGACGCCCGCGTTCTGCGCGAAGCAACTAGGGCACAGCGTCGAAATGTTCCTCCGAACCTACGCCAAGTGGATCGATGGCGCGCAGAACGATCGGGAGATGGCAAGGCTTGAATCGGCGCTTTCGTCCCAGGATTGTCCCCGGCGCAAATCGAACTAGCCGCAATATCTTGATTTGATTGGATAAACGATGGTGGGCCGGGTGGGAGTCGAACCCACGGTGTCCTTTCGGAGGCGGATTATGAGTCCGCTGCCTGCAACCAGCACGGCGTCCGGCCCGTCGTCTCTTCTCGCCGCGTTTTTATGATTCTCAGCCAACGGCGGATGTCGATGTCCGCGATCGACGGTATCGCGGAAAGACTGCGAGTCTATCGGCTAATTCCGCCGCGCGCAAATCGAAATCGCCCAATAAGTGCGAACTCCATAGCGATGCAGCGAAAGCCCCACAGCAAGCTCCCTGCGTGCAGACAATCAGCCCAAAAGAACAATCAGCCCACGCACGCACAAAGCAAACCCACACAAAAAAGGCCCGACACTCAACGCCGGGCCTTCGACCACATCAACCTAACCTACCTAGCCGCGATCAATTCCCTTCGAGGAACGATTTCAGCTTATCCGAACGGCTCGGGTGACGCAGCTTGCGCAGCGCCTTCGCTTCGATCTGGCGGATCCGCTCACGCGTCACGTCGAACTGCTTGCCGACTTCCTCGAGCGTGTGGTCCGTGCTCATTTCGATACCGAAACGCATGCGCAGCACCTTCGCTTCACGCGGCGTCAACGAATCGAGCACATCCTTCACGACATCGCGCATGCTCGCATGCAACGCGGCATCGGCCG